CTTCAAGGAGCTGTTTGCACTTGACGGAAAACATGCTAACCTTACTATTAATGATGTTCAACGTAGAAATCGTATCACTCGTCTGCTCGCAGATTGGGGACTCATCTCAATAGTTAAAGAAGAAGATTGCGTTGACATCGCACCACTTAATCAAATTAAAGTATTATCGTATAAAGATAAGGGCTTATGGCAACTTGAACAGAAGTACAACATAGGCAAAAAAGGAAAAACAACTGAAACTGATTAGGCACTTGACATTTTAAAATGTCACATATATAATAAAGGAACAAGTCGAGAGAGGATCGCACTCTACAAAAAGAGAAAGATTTTATCTGGACAATTACAAAGAAAAACTTATGAGAACTTTTTACGAGTATCAGGATTGGTCTGCTAGATTTTTAGCAGAGATGATGAAAAAACAAAACATCTACTTAGATGACGCTTTTCAGTCATATCATAGATGGGTTACAGAAAACAATCAACTATACATGAAATCCTTACTAAATGGTAAGGCTCCGACACCCATATACGTTGCTGATGTTGAATTGTGTAGAAATTCAATTAAAATGAAATGGGATGAAAATCATGAAGATTATAAATTTTTTGATGATTTATTGAAAAGAGGATATAAGTATATAACTATAGATGGTAATAATAGAACTAGATGTGTCACAGATTTTATATTTGGATGCCTTACAGGAAATTTTCCATTACTTGAAGAGGACTATGAAATAGGTGGAACAATCACACGTCCTATCATATTTACAGCAACAAAACAATCTAAATTATATGAAGATTTAGATCCATTAGTTGCTAATAGAGTTGACAATATAAATTTCACTGTCACTGTAATTACATCAGGAACAAGAAAGGATCTTGCAGAATTATTTGATGCAATTAATAAAGGAATTACATTAAACGCACAAGAAAAAAGAAATTGTTTGATGTATACATTTGCTTATCAAGTAAGAGAGTGTGTTGACAAACACAAATCAAACTTATCAAAAATTTTTAAAGGTGATAGAGTCTTTCATAGAAGAGTGGTTGATGAATTTGTTGTTGATGTGGCTTGCTTGTGCGCGAGAGGTTTGATCGGATTTGGCCCCTCTAATAGAGACAAGGCATATGGTGATAGCACACCAGAGACACATCATTTTGGTAAAGCAGAAAAAATTATTAGACAAATAGCGAGTTTTGGTAAATTCATAAAAGATGGTGATAAATTATTAGTTTCTACTAAAAAAACTTCAACCAGTCTTATTGATCTTGCAATTCTTTTAAATTACATGAATGAAAATGATATTGATTATTCAGACAAAGAAAAGTTTTTTATTGAATTTTGTAACGCTCAAGAAGAAAGATTAGCTGATCCAGAAATTTTATGGAGAAGAACATTTCCCAAAGGTCATGAAAAAGAAGGTCAACCAACAGGCACGGATGATCGTGGTTACGCAGGTGTACAAAGAAGTGCAGCTCAAGTGAATTTTCTCACAATACGTCAAGATAAGTTAATTGCATCATTGAAAGATTTTTCGGATGTTATTATAGTTTATAAAGATCCTCAGAGAAATTTTAAAAGAGATTATACTTTTATGATTGATTTATGGAAATCACAAAAGGGAATATGTCCCCTTACTGGGAAAAAAATAAATGCTAGAGATATTATGAACGGTCAAATTATTGAAGTTGATCATCACTTTATTCCACATTCAAAAGGAGGAAAAACAATTAAAGAAAACGCTGCCCTTGTTTATAAAGAAGCTAATAGACAAAAATCTAATAAAACTTTAGAACAGGTAAAATCTAAACGTGTTAAAAGAACACATGATGAAGCCGCATAGTGAAAAAATTTATCTTTGATGTTGACGGCACTCTAACACAGAGTCGTCAACAAATTGATTTGTCATTTGAAGTATACATGATTAAATTCTGCTGCAAGTATGATGTTTATCTTGTTACTGGTAGTGATAGAGCAAAGACAGTAGAGCAGGTAGGCCTTGATGTCTACAATCGATCTCAGAGGGTATACAACTGCTCTGGTTCAGATGTGTATGAGAAAGATCATAATGTTTATAAGTCTGACTGGAAACCATCTCGTAAGTTAATAAATTTTCTTAGTGATGAATTAGACTTCAGCACATTCCCTCACAAGACAGGTAATCATATTGAGCACAGACCCGGTGGAATAAATTTTAGTGTTCTTGGTAGAGGTGAGGATAGTATGAAATATAGAAAAGATTATGTGAAATGGGATATCAATACCACCGAAAGAATATTGATGTCAGATAGAATCAAAAGTGAGTTTTCTGATCTGAATATTCAGATAGGTGGTCAAACTGGACTTGATATATCTGATAGTGATAAGAGTCAGATACTCACAGATTTTAATCCAGTAGATGAAATTCATTTCTTTGGTGATATGATGTTAGAGGGACAAAATGATTATCCTTTAGCGAAAGCACTAAAAGACATGGGCGGTTATCCACATCATGTAAAAAACTGGGAGGATACCCGAACACGACTTTCTGAGTTTATGTTATAATTAGTAATGTCGCCGTAAGGGACACAATTCACACTCGCTTATTAAAGGAGAACTATGACAAACATTTATAGAGCTAAAGATTTAGCAGAACTGTTTGATAAGATAACAACAAACAGCATTGGTTTAGATAGAACCATACAGAATTTTTGGGAGAGCACGAACGCTAGCTACCCGCCTTTTAACATTATTCAAGAAAATAATCACGAATCCACTTTAGAGATTGCACTTGCAGGATTCAAAAAGAAAGAAGTTAAAGTTTATACGGAACACGGTAAACTAATTGTTGAAGGAAAGAAGGAAGAGAAAAAAGAGAATGAGTATGTTCATCGTGGCATGGCTCAAAGATCATTCCAAAGAGGGTGGCAACTTACTGATGACGTAGAGATTAAAAAAGTTACATTTGAAGATGGTCTTCTTTCAATTCACCTTGGTAAGGTAGTTCCAGAGCATCATGCTCGTAAAGATTACCTCTAAATATATTGAGTTCGAGATGGACTTGGGGATCTTGACGATCCCCTTTTTTATGCTATAATACAATGAGAGCAAAAAACAAATGACAGTCAAAATTTTATTGTTGAAATCTGGTGAGGATGTAATTGCAGATCTAAAGGAAATGGTATCACCTGATGAAAAAGTCATCGGATATTTTCTTACTAAGCCATGTGTCGTTAAATTAATTCCAAAAGATTCCGAGGATGAGAGTAAAAAAGAGACAGCAATACGAATGTATCCATGGATGCCTCTCGCAAAAGAAAAGGATATCCCACTTCCTACTGATTGGGTGGTTACAATAGTCACACCAATTGAAAAGGTCGAACAAATGTACAAAGAAGATGTTTTAAATGCACAACCAATCAATCATGAGGAAACTTTAAATGGAAAAACCACCGATAAAACTGATAGTTCTAGTCAATCAACAACGATTAGTATCTCAGATTGAGGAAATTGGTGCAGACATAGGCCAACCTGATTGTAAATTGACAGAACCATTTATTGTAGGAGATGATAACACTTTATCTCCATGGTTGGTTGAATCTACTAATCAAAGTATTTTCATGCTATCATCAGATAAGATATTAACCCTTGTTGATCCAAAACCAACTTTACTTGAAAAATATCAAGATTTATTAAAGTAATGTTGTACACTGTCGTTGATGTTATTGATCATTTAATTATGAAAGAGTTTGTTTTAGATTTGATTGATAACATGCCTAGTAAGGATGTAGGTGTGAATACAATAAATCTTGATGATAATTATACTGACCTTGAATGTGACTATTCATCACATATAAGTAAAACAAATTGGCAGGATGAAATTTTTGGTGAGGAATGGGCTCAAATATGGCCTCATTTTTTAAGTCCAGAAGACCAAATTAGAGTTGTAAATTCAATCAAAAATAATTATCCAGATAGGGATTGGTCTAGTGGAGATGTCACTGAGAGTTGGTTTAATCAATACATTGCTGAGTCTGGGTCTGAACATCCTTGGCATCATCATGCGGATAGTGAGAGAAAAGCTGGAGAAAAAAATCCATGTATAAATTTAGCGAGTATATATTACGTTGAATTACCGGATGAATCACTTATTACAATCTTAAAGGATCCTGAGACCGGTGAAGAAATAATACCAGATGTAAAGGAGGGGCAGATATTAACCTTTGGTGCTGATATACTACATAAGTCTCCTAGAAATCTTACTAATACTAGAAAGACTGTTATTCCTTTTAATATTATGTTTGAGTGATGCGTTTTTATACTAATGTTCAATTGATTGGTAATCAATTTCTAGTTCGTGGTGTTGAGAATGGGAAGAGATACGCACATAGAGATGAGTTCTTTCCTACACTATTTGTTAGATCAAAAAAGAAAACAAAATATAAAACATTAAATGGCACTCCGGTAGATGCTGTCAAACCCGGAACTGTAAGAGATTGTCGTGACTTTTTTAAGAAGTATGATGAAGTAGAGGGATTTGAAATATATGGAAATGATCGCTACATTTATCAATACATATCAGATAAGTATCCAGAAGATGAAGTTAAGTTTGATATTAGTCAAATTAAATTAGTCACACTTGATATTGAGGTATCATCAGAACAAGGATTCCCAGATGTTGAATCATGTTCAGAAGAAATACTTGCAATTACAATACAAGATTATACAACAAAGGAGATTGTAACTTGGGGTGTAAAGCCATTCAATAATAAACAAGATAATGTAACTTATCATTGTTGTAACACTGAAGAAAATTTACTTCGCACATTCATTAATTATTGGATGCAAGATGTTCCTGATGTGATAACTGGTTGGAATATTCAACTATATGATATACCTTATATCTGTAAACGTATCAATCGTGTGCTTGGTGAAAAGATAATGAAACGCATGTCACCTTGGGGTCTTGTATCTGAGGGTGAAGTTTATATCAATGGACGTAAGAACACCACCTTTGATATTGGAGGTGTGACTCAACTTGATTACTTAGATCTCTATAAAAAGTTTACATATAAGGCACAAGAATCATATCGACTTGATTACATTGCAAGTGTTGAACTTGGTCAGAAGAAACTTGATCACTCTGAGTTTGATACCTTCAAAGATTTCTATACGAAAGGTTGGCAAAAGTTTATTGAATACAACATCATTGACGTGGAACTTGTTGACCGTCTAGAAGATAAGATGAAACTGATTGAGTTGGCACTCACTATGGCTTATGATGCTAAAGTTAACTACAATGATGTTTTTTATCAAGTAAGAATGTGGGATACAATCATCTACAACTATCTCAAGAAACGTAACATTGTGATTCCCCCAAAGAATCGATCATCAAAAGCAGAAAAGTATGCGGGAGCATATGTAAAAGAACCAATACCGGGAAAGTATGATTGGGTAGTATCGTTTGACTTGAATAGTCTATATCCACACTTGATTATGCAGTATAATATTTCTCCAGAAACTCTTGTTGAAACAAGACACCCATCAGTTACTGTTGATAAGATACTTAATCAGGAACTTACATTTGAAATGTACAAAGACAACGCTGTCTGTGCAAATGGTGCAATGTTCCGTAAAGATGTTCGTGGATTCTTACCAGAGTTGATGGACAAGATGTATGGAGATCGTGTGGTTTTCAAAAAGAAAATGATTGAGGCAAAGAAAGCTTATGAAAACACACCAACAAAAGCATTGGAGAAAGAGATTGCAAGATGTAACAATATTCAAATGGCGAAAAAGATATCTCTTAATTCTGCTTATGGTGCTATCGGCAATCAGTACTTCCGGTATTATAAATTAGAAAACGCGGAAGCAATTACTTTATCTGGTCAGGTTTCTATTCGTTGGATAGAGAACCGTATGAACTCTTATCTAAACAAAATACTAAAAACGGAGGATGTTGATTATGTTATTGCAAGTGATACTGATAGTATCTATCTCAATCTGGGTGATTTGGTCGATAGGGTATACGAAGGCAGAGAAAAGGATGCTGCGAGCATTGTGTCGTTCCTTAATAAGGTGTGTGAGGTGGAATTTGAAAAGTATATTGAGAGTTCTTACCAAACGTTGGCCTCGTACGTAAATGCCTATGATCAAAAGATGTTCATGAAGCGAGAGAACATCGCAGATCGTGGCATCTGGACAGCAAAGAAAAGATATATTCTCAACGTGTGGGATAGTGAGGGTGTCAGATATGAAGAACCTAAACTAAAGATGATGGGTATTGAAGCGGTCAAGTCATCAACTCCTGCACCATGTCGTAAAATGATTAAAGATGCATTGAAGATTATGATGAATGGTTCTGAAGATGACATGATTGATTATATTGATACATGTCGTAAAGAGTTTAAGAAGTTGCCACCAGAAGAGATTGCTTTTCCTCGCACTGCATCTGATGTTGTTAAATACAAAGCTCACTCTACAATCTATGCAAAGGGAACTCCCATACATATACGGGGTGCATTATTGTTTAATCACTATGTGAAGAAGCACAAATTAGATAATAAATATTCACTCATTCAAAATGGTGAGAAGATTAAATTCTGTTATTTGAAAAAACCAAATATCATTCATGAGAATATTATCTCATTCATTCAAGACTTTCCTCATGAGATTGGTCTTGACAAATACATCGATCACGATCTACAATTCGACAAGTCATTCTTAGAACCTCTCAAGATTATTCTTGATGCAATCGAATGGAATGTTGAGAAAACTGTAAACTTAGAACTATTTTTTTCCTAATGGATTTACCTATTAACAACGAAGAACTTGGCACCATAGTAAGTGCATTACACTTAGGTGGCGATACTGCGTTGTATCAAAAACTTAAGTTGGTCAAAGAAACCATAGATGCAAATCCCGGAGGGCCATATAAAAAAATACTTCGTGAATCTCATGGTATGGTGATCTAATGTTTTATAAAAAATTGAGTTTGGTTACTGGTGGATTTGATCCTATCCACAGTGGACATATATCATACTTTGCAAGAGCAAAAGACTTTTCAGATTTTCTTGTTGTTGGAATCAACACCGAGGAATGGTTGACAAAAAAGAAAGGGCAATACTTTCAGTCATGGAAAGAAAGAGCAGAGATTATTCGTCATTTAAGAATGGTAGATGCTGTTATCACTGTGCCTGATGATGATAAGGGATCAGCCTGTGGTGCGATTGAAAAATGTTTAGAGATTGCAGATGAAGTGGTTTTCTGTAATGGAGGTGACAGAGGCAAAGGTAACACACCGGAACTTGACAAATTCAAAAATAATGATAGAGTAAAGTTTGAATGGGGTATCGGTGGTGAAGATAAAATGAACAGTAGTTCATGGATTCTACACGGATACTTTGAAAGACAAAAAAAATTATTGGGCATATGAATTGTTGGCACTGTGGTACTGAACTGATATGGGGATCAGATTTTGATGGTGCAGATTTTGGATGTGAAGAGGAATACTCCATTGTAACTAATCTGACTTGCCCTAAATGTGAATCTTTTGTACAAGTTTATTACCCAAACAAAGAAAATTAATTATGGATTTTTTAAAAGAAATTGTAAAAGAAATAGGAGATGACTTCACCCAACTCG